TTCTATTTCCATTTGGTGATTTATGCGCTAGCCTGTGAGATGCAACAGTAGAGTGAGGTCTAACTCCTACTTCGTGAAAAAATGCCACCATAGGAGCCGAATAAGTTCTATTCTGACCAGAGGTTTTTGGGTATTTGTATTGTTTATCTATATAAACACCGACACTAGCGCTTATAATCCCTTCTTTGGGCTTACCAACATTAAACCCTATAGAATTAATTAAAGTTTCAGTGCTTTCTGTCTTTGATAGGTATGTTCTTGCGTTAGCTTTCATCCTATTTTTTATAGGATCTAATGACTCCTTCAATGCGATAGTTGACTCTACATCTATGTCAGATACAATCCTATCAAAATCAGCTATAGCATCATCAAGACCGTTGAGTAATAATATTCCCTTTGGCATAAATCACCTGTTGTAAGTTTTAATATCAACATAAAATGAGTGGGTTTTATCGTCTGGTTGTGATGGTATAGATCCATCAGCAAGTACAAATATGTTCTTAAAGTTCAAGTCGTTAGTGTTGTCAACCTGCTTAATACTGTTAGCTAAAGTTTGACACTGAGCTTTGCTAGTGGCAATAACCATTATTCTCCATGTATCAAATAGCCTTTCACGACCACCACTCATACCCCTTGATCCACCATTTGCTATATGAGTAAAAACAACAGCAGGCTTTGGTTTCTTTTCAGGCAGGAAGTCACTCCAGACATTAGTTGTCTTTGTTAGTAGTAATGCTTTTACCCCTTGAATATTCATATTTATACTGCCTGTCTTGATGCTGTTACGATCATGTCCATGTATCTCTCGTCTGGCTTTATAGATCCAACATTATAAACATTACCCTTGTGGACTATACTATGATCATATTGGAGTCTACTATCATATTTCATTAGTATCGTTACAACCTCCTCATTCATAGCTAAGCCAGCCTTTAATAATTCTGCACCTGATATTACCCTAAAGTCGCATTTAGCCTTAAAAACAACCTCATACACCTCTATTTCATCACCAAAGGAGTCAGAATCAGAAGATTGCGATTGTATTGTTATCGTTGTTCTTTTTTTACCTGCTCTCATACCATTAACCCTAAAGTTTTACCTTGCCCAATATTTGTCTTGAATCTAGAGGTATGTCAGCAACAGTAAAGCCGATAGAGGTATCCTCTCTGTTCATAAATAAAGATGAGATAATCATAAGTACACCCATCTTGACAGAATTAGGTACGCTTGTATATCCAGCTTTGTATGTTACCCGTACATTATCAGTAGCTGATATTTGGTTGTCATCAATAGTTAGTATTTGAGATATATCATCAAACGTAAAGGTTAGATTTTTAGATCCGCTAATAACCGTAATTGGAGTAGGACTATTCTGTGCTTCACCAAACGGCAAGAAAAATGATTTCCTGTCACTGAATGATAATTGTACAGTAGCTTCTGATAACAGCCTATTTGTATATCCCTCAGCTAACTCTGACGCAGCGCTGATAAGTAGCTGTATATGCTCATCATCTTCAGTACTATCTATTATGTTAAGTTGCTTTTTAGCTTCAGCCAATGAAACTACCGCTAATTCTGTTTGATTTGTTATCTTAGAAAACATATTTCACCTATAAAAAAGGGTGGCGAATAGCCACCCTTGTTAAAGTTTACCGTTAATATTACGCACCAGAATTAGTGGTAGCGCCTACAATTAAGATCGCATCACTAGCTTGCATGATAGTGAAGATTTCTTTGTTGTATTCAAAGATAGTTACACCTTGAACTTTATAAGGGTTAGCTTGCATGTAATCAATGTCACCGTTTGCCATTGCAAAAGCACGACCTAACTGACCAAAAATAATTGGAGTTGAGTCAGTAGCTAAGTCAGGCATAGTATCATCAATTTCAACAGGGTAGCCCATAATAGTTGGAGCGCCACCTACTTGTGCATTGGTAACAAAAATCAAGTTGTTATCAGCATCACGAACCTTTTCAACTACACCTTTAGTTTTGCGGTTCATTGTGAATTTAGCGCCAGTTAAATACTTGGTTGGTAATTCATTGATAAGATCTATGAAAAAATCAACTACAGCTTTATCTGTGGCACCTAAGCTTCCAGCCAAACCTGTTGATTTAACAGGGAAAAAATCAGCAGGACGAGCATCAGTAGCATCAATAGTCGACTTGAATGACTTACCAGTAGTATTGGTAATATCAACACGCGAGCTTGATAACAAACCACGACCATTTTTAGCTGAACCGTTACCAAACATTACTTTAAACGCTAATGTGATAGCAATCTCATCGCCAATTAAACGAACCAAATCAGCATATACGTTATAATCAGTACCATTAAGTGCTTCATCAGTAATGCGTGGATTAGCATAAATCTTGATTGTGTCGGCTTTAACTTCAGAGTAAGTCTGTTCAACTGTGGCAGGCAAACTAACACCAGCAACATTCTCAATACCGTCACCAACTGAAGGATAAGAAACTAAAACTAACTCAGTGTAATCACGCGTTAATCCGTTCTTTAAACCAATTGAAGATAATATTGGTGAATACTCACGACCATATTCAATGACATCCATTGAAAGTACTTGTGCAACAGCAGAACCACCTTCTGATGCAGTTGAGATATTGATAGCTTTAAATTCATCAGCTAAAGAGCCAAGGAACGACTCAAGACCAACATCACCACCTTTAGCTTGACGAGCGTAGTTGTTAAAAGCTTTAACGGCAAATGTTTGAACTGCGCGTTTTTGCTCAACATCAGTAATAGCTGCTGCTGGAGTTTTAATCTTGCCACGTAGATCAGAGATTTCATTTTTTAAATCTTCGACTTCTTGTGGGTTAACTTTTTCAGCTTCTAAAGAAACCTTTAGCTTACTGTTGATCTCTTTGATTTCTAGAGATAGTGAGTCGTTGATAGATTTTTGACCTTCAACTTGAGCCACTGCTTTTTCTAATTGTACTTTTAATTCTGTTGCTTCCATGATATTCACCTATGTAATTAGTTAATTAAGTTTATTTTTACGTTATCACTGACCACAGTGAATACCAGAACTGACCACAGCACTAGTAATAATTGATATTAAGGCAATTTAGCCATGATTTCAAATATATCTTCGGTCGGATCATAATGGTTAACGATCTTTTCCGCTTGAGACTTTGAAAATCTGTATTGTCTTAATATATTTTGCAGCTCTCTTTTACTCGGTAGTTCACCAAGAGCCATGTTTGATTTGATACTTTCAAGCTGTGCGTTTTCATCACAAGCAAAATTAACCCAAGAAGCTTCTTTAATATCAAGCTCATATAGATCGTTTGTTTTTGTGCTTTCATTCCACTTGGCTTTTATTTCTCTGTAACCTATTGAGAATGAGTCAAGCGCCTTTCCTTCAGCTAATATCTTAATATCTTTACCCATAGTCGTTGGCAATAAAATACCACTCATTCGTAGACCTTTGGAATCTTCTTTCATAGAAGTCCACGTTCCGACAGGTAATTCAGCAGGGTTATGTGACCAAAGCATTTTAGGTTTGGTATTGTCAGCCATGTGCTTAGCAATCGACTTTGAATAGCAACCGTCCATTGGGCGATCACCTGCATGATCTATATTGTGCTTTGTATTTACATAGCACTCAAATTCACCTTTAGTTTCGTCATATTTAAACTCAAGAATAGGTACTTCCATAAATTTAGTTTGCATCTTCATCGTCCTCTTGTTCTAGATTGGGTTCTTGGCTTCTTTGTGCGCCAGCCAAAGCTAATGCGCGTTGTTCTTCCTGCAGCTTCTCTACTTGATCAAGCGTTCCTAGAGTTATGTTATTCGTATCAATAGCATGTAAATGACCATTTTCAATCGGCTGCATCCCTATACCCTCACGAAACTCATCAATAGATATAGCTGTCAGTTTGAAAGCCTCACCCATTCCCTTAACTTGCGACTCTAAGTCTCCCCGAACAAAACCACGTTCATCAACCTGTACTGTCAAATTATCTGGGAGCATTGAATTAATTGCATCTTCATATGCCGTAACTGCTGGCATAAGAGAGTTGACATAATAATCCTTGTTTTCTTGTTCTATATCTGAAGAACCAGAACTAGCTATAACGCCAATCCGTCTTGGTGGCACTCTAAATATTCCACAAATTTGTTGTTGAGAGTATTGTCTTGATGATAATAACTCAGCATCAACAGGGCTAATAGTTAACGGTCTAAATTTAATCCCGTTTTCAAGTAATACCGTTTTACCTGATTTGTCAGCGCCTGCGTAGCGATCATCAAACTCCTCTCTTAATCTAGTGGCATTCTTTGGATCAGCAAATACTAAATCAGTTTCAAGCAAGCCTTTAGGCATCGCGCCATTTTTCATTAGACTTGATAAATGTCTTTCTTGAGCCATTCCAAGGCCAATAGCATCTGCATTGTGAGATATTGGTGACATACCAGTAAATCCATCAAGCGTATTAAGTTTGATGTGCATAATGTCTTCGTTGGCAAACCTTATAGCAGGCTTATTATCATTAGTAACATATGTGTAATAGACCTCTCCATTCAAATCCATATCAACAGTTATGTTTGTTTGATATCGAAAAGGTATAATCTCAGATATTGATCCTCGATCATTTCTAACGGCATACGCAAAAAATCTGCCATACAACTCTCTACAAGTCATATACATCATAAGAAAATCTTGCTGAGTCATAAATGAATTTGGTCTTTTAGTGAATATTCTATGCTCACGACCTTTTTTCACTTCTTCTCTAGTGCCATCAGCTAATGTGCGATAAAGTTTTAGTGGCAACTGACCTACCGACTCACTTTTGTCTCGCACACATGCGTAAACTGTAGAGTGTGTCATTGATGTAGATGTATTAACAATTACACCAGCAGTCTTCTTACCATAGCCTAACCGCTGATATACGTCATCTATGGAGAATGACTTGCTGTTCTTTACAGTGTAAAGATCGCTAATAAATGATTTTAAACTCACATTAATTTCCCGTTGTTATGCCAAGCCTCTTGACTCGTAAGGGTTGATATCTACCTTTTGTAATGTTGCACATGATAACGCAATTACTGTAGCTATCAAAGGATCTATTTTTTCGGTTTGCACATTATCACGATAAACACAAACATTATTCATCTTAGTAACACCTAGGATAGCATTTGTACAGGCAAACTCAAACAAATCATCGTTGTAATGAAAATCACCTTGCTTAATTAGCATTTCAAGTTTCTTACTTGGTTCAGACATATTACCCGTACCCTGAGAAACAGCAACCATTAATACTCCTTTTTCTTCCATATCCATAGATAATTCTTTCATCTTATATGGATCATAACCGAGCATAACAACATCAAATTTATCGTGAAACTCAAGTATTATCTTAGCAAGATGAGAATTTCTTATCATCGCACCCTCAACAACAGTTAGGCTTCCAGTTTCGATGGCTTTCATGTAAGTGTTCTTAAGTTGCTTGGTGGCATTTTCTACGGCTTGTTTTGGCAGTATATTAATGTAATGGCAATCAGCGCCTCCATCATCTCTAGCGAACAAAAAGCAGAATGAGGTTATATCATTGACCAAAGATCTATCAACAGCAACCCAACATTTTCTACCTTCATAATCCTTAAACAACATTGATGCATTTCTACAAGATTGAACCTCATCAATATTTAGCCATTTATCTGCACCAGAAACGAATACATTTAGATGCTTAGTCATAAAGTTAGCTTTTTTAGCTGAACTCATTGATGCAGCAATAGCCTGATCTCGTATATATTCTAACTTTGGCTGATAACCTAGTGCTGGATTTGCCTTGTACCAATTAATTTCTTCATCCCATTTATCGCCCTTATCTATTTCATAAATAAGATAAAAATAAGAGTCATAAACAACATCACCTTGAAGAACTGACTTACCTTCGCTATTTAAGTCTTTACAAATCCCATCGAGTATGGTACCCGCTGTTGTGATGGTAATCATGAGTCCTTCTTCTTGCGCACCAAAAGCGCTGATTAAAACATCATACAAATTATAGTCCTTAATAGCGTGGCATTCGTCTAATGCGGCCACCAAGGGGTTGAGTCCATCTAGAGAATTACTGTCACTAGCGAGTGGTTTAAACTCTCCGTTCAGCGATGGAAGCAATATATCGTTAGCTCTTGTCTTAAATATAGAACTAAGCCGAGGGGAAAGGTTAATCATAGCTTTTGCATCCGACCACAGCAATTTTGCTTGATCTTTCTTTGTTGCAGCAGCGTAAGCCCTTGGTCTAAAGTAACCGCTTTTGTACATTAAATAGAGTGTTAACCCTCCCGTAAGAGTTGTTTTGCCTCCCTTTCTGGCAACTTGTGCATAAGCATATTTGTACTTTCTAAGCCCACTTTCAGTAGTTTTCCAAGCTATTAGGTTGCAAACGAGGAAGATTTGCCACGGAAACAAGCTAGTTGACTGACCTACCATCTTACCATCGGTAATAGGTATGAATTTGAACCATAAAACGACTGACTTAGCCGCTGCT